CTCATGAGCACACTGTGCTAAGAAATGAGCTAGTCTAAGAGGAGTGTTTATTTCAAACTTGGTCATCACACCTGGCATCTCAGCTAACACTTTATCAGGTATATGTCCTTTCAAACTATTCATATTGACTTTAGTTGGAAATGCATCCCGTCTGGTTTACGCCAAGTACCTCCCCAGTCAAACCCCACATCTGTAAAACATTTTACAAACCCTGCAGAGAGTGTAGGCTTACAACCAAAACAATTACTAAAAGCGTTCATGTCTACAGCTACACCCCATGAGTGTAGAGACATGGTAGAACCACCTCTCTTTTTACGAACATTAAAACAACCGTCCCAAGTCTTAAGCTCATTAACATGTCCTGTATGGATAAGATTTTGAAAAGCTTTAGACAGAGGAATGACAAGATCTTTATTACAATATATCTTCTTAGGTATAACTCCTATCTCTAGAATACTAGGAACATCCCACATAACCATGTAAGGATTATCAGTAGATGGTGTCCCGTATTTCTTAAAGCATTGAGCTGACGTAAGCATATATTATTTGTTTACTAGCACAACAACTAAAGCTATAATTCCTGTTCCAAGAAGAATGTCTGTAAACTTCTTCTTCACTTTGTACTTCTTATAGTCTTTAGCCAGTGTAGCATATTGTTTCTTAGAGTCTTCATACAGAGCATTATAAGCTTCTGTCTTTTTCTTCTCATTACGAAGTTGATCGTTCAGATTAATTTCTTTCAACTTAGCTGTAAGAATCAAGCTGTCTTTAAAAGAAAGCTTTTCCTTAGTGATTGTAAGTTCTTCTTCTGTAAGAGCAAGCATGGCTTTAGCTGAGTCTCCTGTAATAAGATCTTCAGCTATTTGTTTAGCCACTTCTGTAGGCATACAGATGGCATCAGATGTATCTTGTGCAGAAGCTGTGAAGCTTAGAAGCGTGCAAATAAGTATAAATACGTGTTTCATATTAGTAGTTATATCTGTCTTTAAAGAATTTATCCAGTTGACCAGGTGTATACTTTTTAGCTTTCTCCTTTTTCTCGTGGTAGTATTCTTTAATAATGGTTTTATTTTCTCCTACATTCTGTAGTTTCCAGTCAAGTTGTATGATGACATCTTCAAACTTCTTAGATGATACAGCCAAAGAATCTTGTTTAGCCTTCAGCTCAAGGTTCACTTTGTTTATACTGTCTATCTGAGCTTTGATATACTCCTGCTCTTTTATCTTTTCCTTCTTGGTAAAGATGTTGATGAGTATAAACAACACCACTATAGCTCCTATTACACCAGCTATAGTGAACAACTTCCATTTATTGGACTTCTCATGTTCAGGGAAATATATTTCTTCTTTTTCCATATTAACTTATATTAAGGATACACTTTATAACTAAGCCATACAAATCCATAATTAGGGCTGCCAGTTAAAATAGATCCATCTATAGATACAAACTGCCAAGTTTCACCAGGTCCAGCTACACTTGGATTAGTTCCATCTGAAAAATATGGTCTAGAACTACCAGGACCTTGAGCAAATTGTAAATTCTCAGTAGTTGATACGTTCGCAATGATTAAAAACTGACCAGCAGATGTAGGGTCATTAAATAATAAATCTATTGAACCAGTTCCTGATGTTCCATAAAATTGATAAATACCACCTTCGGTTATATTATAACCATCAGGAGAAACAGGTACGTTAGCTACGTCTATAGGTGCAGGACTTTGATAAGCTCCCACTTTTATAGCACAACAGAGTCTTTTAACTCTAGTAGTTAACCATGCTAGTTGATCAAATATTCCCATTGCCATATTTAATAGTTTTAAGGTACTTTTTTACATCATACTCCTCTTCAGGTTTGAAGTAGGGGTCATGCTTAAGAAAATAAACAGAGCTGTGTGTTCTAGTCTTTTTGTTAAAAACAGCTTCCTCTAACATCTTCACATCATTAATCAGGTTGTCTATCCTAGTCTTATCTATATTAGACTGAGCCAAAAGAGACTTAACATCAGCTCTAAGCTCATTCACATCCCGCCATATCATCATGGCTAAAATAGTTACTAAAGAAGGGAAAATCCACACTTTTATGCTGTTCGTAACAGAAGGCCTTCTTACTTCTGACATATCAAAAAATTTTTAAATAATCAAATTAATTTTTTTAATTTGTGGTTTTCTAGTGTATATTTGGAAATACACACTACAGTATAATATACAAATTATTTCGTCAACAATAAAATTTTCTTATGACAACAAAGGAATATATAGAAAAAACAGAGAAGGAACTTGTAGATAACTTCTTAAAAACGTTTTATAGTAGGGTAGGTTACTATCCTGTAGTAATAACTAAAGAAGATTTAGCAGAAAAATCTCTAAACCTTTTAAGTTTAGAAGAGTTGGAAAGGTACTTTGACCCATATCTACCTACTGTCTATGGAAAAAGATTAACTCTCTCTTCAAAGCTTAGGATTAGAGAAATTGTTGAACTGAGACAGATGTTTTGTTTTATATCCAGAAACATTGGCTTTTCACTGAAAAGAATAGGACAGTTTTTAGGTAATAGAGACCACACTACAATCATACATAATCTTAGAACGTTTTATAATTTGATTGAAACAGATGGTAATTTTAAAGAAAGATACAACAGAATCATAAAAAAAATAAAGGAAGATGGAAACTACTACAACGCATCAGCTATGGTCGGTAGCGATAAGACACAATTTGAGTCCTAACTTATTGTACTTTTTAGACTGTTGTAAAAAGAATATAAAGCCTACAGCAATAATAAATGAAGAAGTAGAAAATCTAATAGCTAAGTCCAAAGGTCTAATGAGTGAAGACGGAAAGCTCTCAACCTTGGCAATAAAGATATTAGATGAATTTGAGACTTACTTGGTTAAGAGAAAAACTAAAGTGACTAAAGAAGTCTTGGGTGAAGATTTTATACAAAAAGTTAATGAATACAGAGAGGCTTGGCCTAAGAAAAGACTTCCTAGCGGGGAACTTGCTAGACAGTCTGTGCAAGAACTAAAAGACAAGTTTGTTTGGTTTTTTAAAACCTATCCAGAGTATGACTGGAACCTTGTCCTAGATGCTGCAGATTACTATAACATCATATACGAAAAGAAAGACTATATGTATATGGTAACAAGTAGCTATTTTATTAAGAAAACTAATCCTCAAACAAAAGAAACAACGTCTAAGTTAGCTGATTATTGTCAGCAGATATTAGATAATCCTGAAATTTTAAACGCAGTAGAATGAAGATAACATCAAAACAAGTACACGCAGTTATATTAGCCTTTTTGTTTAGCATAGTTAATTGGTTGATTGTTAAAAATTTGATTATAGAAATAACATTTATTAAGTGGATTTTTATAGAAATACTTTTTGCATTCTCAATGAAATTGTATAACTTTACAGTTACAAAAATACACTGATACAAATGACAAATCCACAACAAAGACCTTATGGTGCAAGAACCTATTCGGAAGTATTAGAAGAAGGACTTCAATATATAGAAGACAGAAAGAAGGGTAAAATCCAATCATTTAAAACTCCTTGGGCTACACTAAACCAAGCTGGTGTAGGCGGTATAGAGTGGAACTCTATAGTAACCGTAGGAGCAAGACCAGGTTCTGGAAAGACAATGTTTGTCTCACAGATACTTAGGGAGTCTAGAATCTTAAATCCATATCAAGATTTTAACATTTTAGAATTTCAGTTTGAGATGGGTGCTAAACAATCAGCAACCCGTGCTTTTGTTGCTGCTACTGCATTAGATTACAATCTGGTGCTTAGCACAACAAAGGAGTTAGATGAGTTTTCACTGAACCAAATAAAACAGTATGCTCAAGAAACAAAAGATCTAGAACTCAGAGGTGTAAACAGATATCAGATAAACACGCCACTTACTCACAGAGATATAGAGAAAGCTATTCACACATACTACAATGCACTTGGTGGTAAACCAATGCTTATAAGCTTAGATCATAGTTGGTTAGTCAAGAAATCCACAGACGAAAAAGAAAAGATAAACACTCTTTACAACACAGTAGAAATGCTGATGAGGGTAAAGAATGAACTTCCTATTATTGTGTTTATGATTTCTCAACTTAACAGAAGTATTGATGAGCCTATTAGAAAAGTTCCAGGAAACATAGGTAACTATCCTACTAGTTCAGATATATTTGGTGGTGATGCATTACAACAAGGTTCTGATATGGTGTTGGTATTAACCAGACCTTTCAAAGCTGACGTTCCTATATATGGACCTAAGCAGTATTTATGTAAGTCAGAAGATCTTTTTCTTCATGTGTTAAAGTCTAGAAACGGATCTGATGATACAAACCTAGTATTTTTAAACGGGGACTTTAGAAGACAGCAGATGATTGAAGTTATAGCTCCCCCTAATGTTAATCCAACTCCTTCTTTTACAGCTAGAAGAAACGGAGGAGCAGGTAGAACCAGAGAAGCTGATATAAATATTTAATAACAAAATACACTTAACATGCCAACATTTCAGTTGAACCAACAAGCCCAGTCTGATGCCTGGAAAAAAACAAAGTTAGAGTCTATCCGTGACTATCATCAAGAACTTATTAATGATCTTGGAATAGCAAGAGTAGATTTTAATATGAAGATGCCGTTCTATGACCAACAAGGTAGAATGGTCGTAGGTATCTTTGCATCAGAGTTTAAGAAAGAAAAAGGTTTTTTCTTTGAGTTAATTAACCGATCTTTAGATCCCACTGATCCAGAAAGAAAAGTTTACAGAGTTGCACCTAGTAATTCTTTTAATGAAGAGTATGAACTAAATGAGAAAGGTTCTTATCTTGTTCCTATTGAAGAACTAAGAGTGGTTAATCCAAACTCAGTAGCTATTAGTAAAGCTTCTGCTGTAACTAGTAGTGACAAAGTGTTAAGACCTATACAAGAAATGGCTTACAAAGCCCCTGCTCCTATGGAAGATGCTCCTTATAGTGAAATGACTATTAGAGACTACTATGCCATTCATACAGGTAAACCTGTTAGTGCTAAGTATTGGTTGAACGAACTTATAAAAAACAATAAATAACATATGGCACAGGGAATTCTAATTATTGCAGAGTCTGGTGCTGGTAAATCTACCAGTATTGAGACATTAAATCCACAAGAAACATTTATTATTAATGTTGCTAACAAGCCTTTACCATTTAAGGGATGGAAGAAGAAGTACACTATTTGGAGTAAAGACAATCCTTCAGGTAATATGTACGACAAGGCTAACGCTGAGAACATTGAAGCATGTCTTAAGTATGTCAGTGAGAAACGCACTGAGATTAAGACAATTGTTGTAGATGACTTTCAGTATATGTCAAGCTTTGAATTCTTTGACAAGGCTGATGAGAAAGGTTATGAAAAATTTACTAAGATTGGTGCACATCTTGCTAGAATAGCTAGGATGCCAAAAGATTTAAGAGAAGATTTACAGATTTATTTTCTTACACATGCTGAAGAGTCAACAGACTTAGAGGGCAAACGTAAGTTTAAAGCTAAGACTATCGGTAAAATGGTAGACGAGAAGCTTACATTAGAAGGACTCTTCTCTATTGTTTTATTTGGTAAGACAAAGAAGAGTAAAGAAGGAGATATTAGATATGTATTTGAAACCCAGACAAACGGTGAGAATACATGTAAGTCTCCTAGAGGTATGTTCTCCACCTTTGAGATTGAGAACAATTTACAGCTTGTAAGAGATGCTATTATTAACTACGAAAATTAAACTTTCACTATTTAAAATTTAAACAACATGTTTAGTACACAAGGACAAGAAGTCAAACAAGGCGGAGGAATCTCCAAAACATTTCAACCAGGAGTAGTTTATGCACACATCTATGGTGCCACTGTAAAAGAGTCTAGAAACACAGGTAAAAAGTGTCTAGAACTTACACTAGAAGGACCAGAGTTAGAAAACTTTGAAGGTTGGTCAGTAGATCGTAATGATGAAAACTCACCAAGATTTAAAGGTCAATCAGGTAGAGTTATTGCAACTATGTGGACAGATCAGCACAACGAACCTAACGTCATGAAGAATGACATTATGTATAAGCTCACTGTTATTTCAGAGCAGCTTGGTCTTAGAAGCGAACTTAATTCTATTTCTGCAAACAGCTTGGAAGAGTGGGTAGCAGAAGCAGTTAAAGTTTTGAAAGGACACGATTTATATTTCTTCTTGAAAGGTTCTGAAGAAGAATACAATGGAAAAACTATTGTAAAACTGTCTCTTCCAAAATATAAGTTTTGTTCTTCTGATGAAACTAAGTTAGATAGATTTGACAAGAAAAATAAGTATCATTACAAAGCTTTAGAAAATTCACAAGTAAATGGTTTTGAACCAGTTAATGATGATTTTGATATGTAATTGAGTTTTTATTTCAAATAAAGGGGATGTTTTTACATCCCCTTTTTTATTATTTTTGATTATGTTTAAGATAAAAAATCTAGTACATGATATAAAAGATGTCCCTACTACATGGGTATTTGAAAAGTATTGTAAGCTAAATGAAAAACTTTCTGGTCAGGATATAAAAATTAAAAGTCTTTTTAATCCTAAAGAAAGAACAGCTAGTATGTGCATCTATGTAGATAAAACAGGACAATATAAGTTTAAAGATTTCTCTACTGGTAAAGGAGGATCTGCTGTAGAACTAGTAAAACTTTTAAACAACCTATCATATCACCAAGCTTCCCACTTTATTGTAGAGCAATACAATGATTTTGTTCTTCATAATAATGGTGGGTATGACATTAAAGAGTTTAAGCAGGCTAGCAGGTATAAGGTGACAAGTTTTAAAGTGAGGCAGTGGAGTACCCAAGATCAATATTTCTGGACACAGTTTAATATTGGATCTAAACTACTAGAAGAGTTTCATGTGAAGCCCCTAGAAAGTTATTGCATGACCAAGGATGATAATGAACTTTGTATCAAAGGACTCTATCTCTATGGTTATTTCAAAGCAGATGGTACTCTCTATAAGATATACCAACCCAAGACTCTTGATAAAAAGTTTATTAAGGTGACAGATTACACTCAAGGTATACACCAGTGTACGGGTGAAAAATATCTTATCATAACTTCCAGTCTTAAAGATATAATGTCTATTAAATCTCTTAGGCTAAAACACCTAGACATAATAGCTCCAGACTCAGAAAATACAATACTGAAGAATGATTTAATGGAAGACTTAGAAACCAAGTATAAAAAAATAATTCTTCTATTTGATAATGATGAGGCAGGGTTAGAGTCTATGAAAAAATATAAAGAAAAATACCCGTTTGTACAAATGGCCGTTCTACCTATGAGTAAAGATATATCAGATAGTATAAAAGATTTCGGTGCTAAGGAGGTTCGTAACAGATTAGTTCCTATCTTAGATAAAAAATTAAATAATGGCTAAAAAGAAAGTAGCAAAACCTAGAAAAGAAACAACACCAAAGCCTAGGAATGCTGGTACAATGACAGAGTCTGCTTTTTGGTCATTCATTAGAAGTACACTTAGACAAAAGTCTAGATGGTGGAAACCTATATCACAGGCTAAACTGCAGTCTAGAAGATACTGTGTAAAGTGTACAGGTAAACAGAAGTATGAATATCAGTGTGCCATTTGTAAAGATTGGTATAAAGATAAAGATATTAATGTTGACCACATAATTCCAGCGGGTAGTCTTAATTGTGGAAAAGACTTACCAGGATTTGTAGAAAGACTCTTCTGTGAAGTGGAAAACTTACAAGTTTTATGTTCAAAATGTCATAATAAAAAGACACAAGATGAGAAGTCAAAAAAGTAAAGAAGAACTTATAGAAAAAGTAATAGAACAAATTAAAGAAGATGTTCACTGTGGTGACTACACTGCATTAGAAATAATGCTTAAGTTTTTATCAGTAGGAAGTGTAGAAAATTTAATAGCTTATTTACCAGCAGAAGACTGGAAACCATTTAGTCATTTAGTAGCAAAACAATATTTAAATGAAGAAGAAGATCCAGAAGTAAGAACAGAAAATGCTTTAAGTAATTTAATCAAGACCTATCCTAATGATATTGATTTAGGAAAAGAAATAAGAAAAAGATATGGCAGATTTGCATAACACAGTGATGGGGAAGAAACTTATAGAACACACTCTTCCCGAAATAGCTAGACAGTTAGAACGTATTGCAGATGCATTAGAAAATAGTAATCAATCAAACCCAATGGCTTCATCATTAAATAGTCTTGCTAAGTTCTATGAAGATGACGCAGAACTAGGAAAACAAATTAGAAAAGTATGTCAATAGAAAACACAAAGAGTGACAAGATCACAAAGGAAAAAAGTGAAGACACAATCAGTGCTCACAAACTTATAGAATTCTTAGAGTATGAAGAGGCTTTGACCAAAGACAAAGAGACAGCAGGTCGTATTAGAAAACTTTTAAAATTATTAGGAATATGGAGTTAGAAGATTTAATGAATGAATCTATAGAGATAATGGAAGGTGAGTTTTACAGCAAACCTTTTGAGTTTTCCTACAGCAGCCTTAACAAGCTGTTATGGAATCCTGCTGTGTTTTATCAGCTGTATGTATTAGGAAACAAGGAAGAAAGACTAGACCCACACCTTGTTCATGGGAAAATCATCCATGGATTATTGTTAGAACCTGATAAGTTTAATGATCAGTTTATCGTTAGCCCAGATAATCTTCCTACAGGTAATCTTAAAACAGTTATAGATAGAGTGTATTATCATCATGTTGAATTAGCTAAGAACGGTGATGAAAGAACAATGCTTCCAGAATTTATGGGTGCTATTATAGATATTCTTAAAGATATGAATTATCATCAGAGTTTAAAGACTGATCAACAAAGATTATATAAAGTTCTTACATCAGAATCTGAAAACTACTGGAACTTTCTAAGAGCTAAAGGTAAGAAAACTCTTATAGATCAACAGAGTTATGACTTTTGTAATAACGCTGTGGAGCTTATTAAGACTGATAAATCTATATGTAAACTTATAGGATGTAACCTCTCTGAGTTTGATAACATAGAAGTATTTAACGAGCTTTCATTGAACTGTAAGGTAAACGAAAAACCTTTTGGTCTTAAAGGAATAATTGACAATTTAGTTATTGATCATGACAAAAAAATTGTGTATATTAATGATGTAAAGACCACTAGCAAGGAACTAAAAGATTTTCCAGAAAGTGTAGATTTTTACAATTACTGGTTGCAAGCTGCCAT